CTGAGTTATTTATACCTAATTCACAAGGTCAAATAATGCAAAATGCTAGAGGTACAGGTGGTGGAAGTGTTAATGTTAATTTTAGTATTACTACTTTAGATGCTACTGGGTTTTCTGAAATGTTGGCTCAAAACAGAGGAACAATTACTTCTATTATTAATAATGCTATGAATGAAAAAGGTTCAAGAGGTATCATATAATGAGTGGTGCATTTCCAATATCAACTTCAAAATTTGAAACATTAGGTATTAAATCTATTCAACCTACTCTTATTTCTAAAACAATAAGTGGAAAAAAATTATCAAGAACAATTGATGCACAAAGATGGGCATTTACTATTTCTATTATTACATCAACTAGGGCAACTGCTTATGGAGAATTAATGGCTTTTATCGTTAAACAAAGAAGTGGAAAAGAAAATTTTACTATTGTTCCGCCAGAAATAGAAGATGCAAGAGGAAGTGAAACTGGAAGTGTTTTAGTTAATGGCGCACAATCCGCTGGAGATAATACAATCGCTATGGACGGATTTGCTGGAGATGGTGCTGGAAGATTTAAAATGGGAGATTACATTAAGTTTGCGTCACACGATAAAGTGTATATGGTAGTTACTGATGTAACAAGTTCAAGTAATGCCGCAACAGTTACGATTGAACCACCTTTAGTCGCAGATATAACAAATAATTCAGCAGTGACTTATGATGATGTTGCTTTTACAGTTCATTTAACAAATGATGTTCAGGAATTTGGAGTAATTGGTACAGATAAAGATGGAAACAGTTTATATAAATTTGAGTTTGATGTTGAAGAATCTTTATAATGAAATACTTAATCAAACATTGGTTCAATGTTGATGTTATTGCTGAAAAAGTTGTTGATGAATCAGAAATAGATAGCATCAAAAACGATTTAAAAAAGCATAAAACTCCAGATAGCACTTTTTCTTTTGTTATGGTAAAAGATAGTGAAAAGATAAAACGAACAACATACGAGATTTATGACGAGAAGCTTAACATCAGGGGTCAAGACCCATCTAGCAACAAATGAAATTAAACCTGTTCATTTGATTACCATAGGATTTGGTACTCCACAAAATATAACTGATTGTGTTCACGATTTAACTTCAAGTGTTTCAGGCTCTAGTGTTACTTATTCATCAAGTAGTTTTTTAGTTAATATACCAAGCTATGCAGAAGAAACTGATATTAATAAATCTAGTTTAACTATTGCATTATCAGGAGCAGATCAAACTTATATCTCATTAGCTTTAGCAGAAAATATAGTGAATGATGCAGTTACAATTTATAGAGCATTTTTAGATTCTAATAATGCCATTATTGCAGACCCTTTTTTATTATATAAAGGAAATATAGAAACTTATGCTATTCAAGAAACAGCAACCGATTCAGTATTAAGTTTAAATGTCGTTTCTCATTGGGCAGATTTTGAGAAGAAATCAGGAAGAAAAACAAATAGCACATCACAGCAAAGATTTTTTAGTGGAGATTTAGGTATGGCTTTTTCAAGTGAAACAGTAAAAGATATTAAATGGGGTAGATCATAATGCACGATATAATTAATTTTTTTAAAAGTTTTGATAAATATGCAAAGTTTTCTGACAAAGAACTATCTCATTATATTGCTCCAAGCATTTGGTATAACCAATATAAAAAACATTATCATAAAGATCAATTAATAGGATTTACAAATTGGGCATTAATTTCAAATGAAGTAGAAAAGAAATTTATTCAAGGTCAACCATTACAATTAACAGATTGGAAAAGCGGAGATAATATATGGCATATTGAAACTGTATGCACAATGAATTTAAAAGAAATTATGTCTTGGACTAAAAATAATTTTGCTAGTAATTATGGAATTAACAAAACAATTAAATGGGCAAAAATAGAAAACAATAAAATTAAATCTATTCACCAAGTTCAATCAAAGGAGAGTTGGTTATGGGTGGTATAGTAAGTTCAGTTGTTGGAACAGTTACAGGTGCTTATGAAAGTGCTAAAAAAGTTATCACAGCAACTAGAGTATTTAATTTTTTAAAAAATATGAATCCTTGGGTTGCTCTAGGAGTTTTTGCAGTTGGTTGGTTATACTTCTCATCAAGACGACCTGAAAGTCCTGACTTTGGAGATAGTGATTTTAATAATTTTGAAAAAGGTATTTTACTTAATCACCAATCTAACGATATGTCTATTCCTGTTGTTTATGGAACTAGAAAAGTTGGTGGTACAAGGTGCTTTGTAGAAACCAGTGGCTCAGATAACACCTATTTATACATAGCATTAGTTTTATGTGAGGGAGAAATAGAAAGTGTAGATAAAATTTATATTGATGATAAAGAAGTTACTTGGTCTGGAACTTTAGCAGATGATACTTTAAGAACAGTAGGCTCTGGAGATGGAAATTTTTATAAAGATAGTGCAAGTTTAATTAGTGTAAAATGTCATTATGGAACTGATAGCCAAGCACAATGCGATTTATTAGGAACATTAACTAATTGGACAACAAACCACCGATTAAGAGGACTTGCATATATATCATTAAAAATAAAATGGAATCAAGATGCTTTTTCAGGACTGCCAACAATTCACGCATTAATTAAAGGAAAAAAAGTAGTCGCTTATAATTCTAGTTCTATTGCACAAACAGCCGCACATTCAGATAACCCAGCTTGGTGTTTATTAGATTATTTAACAAATGAAAGATATGGAAAAGGAATACCCATAGCCAATATTGATATACCAAGTTTTTATACAGCTTCAGGAGTTTGTGATACTGATGTAACTGCTTATGGTTCAACAACAATAGATGTTTTAGATTGTAATGCAGTTATAGATACATCAAGAAAAGTTTTAGACAATGTTAGAGAATTAGCAAAAGGTGCAAGATCATTTTTACCATTTACAGGTGGTAAATATAAAATGATTGTTGAAACAACTGGTTCAGCTTCTATTACTTTAACCGAAGATGATATTGTTGGTGGGTATAGTTTAGCAAGTGAAAGTAAATCAAATAAATTTAACAGAGTTATAGTTTCATTTATAAACCCAGCACGTAACTATCAAGTGGACGAGGTGCAGTGGCCAGAACTAAATGATAGTGGTTATTCTTCAGCCGACCAACACGCAACAATGAAAACTGCTGATGGTGGATTTTTACTTGAAGGAAGATTTGACTTTACAACGATCACTTCTCCCTATCAGGCTTTAGAGTTAGCAGAAGTAATTTGTAGAAGATCAAGAGATTCAAAAGGACTACAATTAACAGTAGGATTTGATGCTTATGATTTAGCAATAGGTGACATAGTTAATGTAACATTATCTTCTTTAGGATATTCTGCAAAACCACATAGAGTTATAGGAATTACTTTTAGAGAAGATTATCTTATGGATTTAAGTTTAGTTATTCATCAAGATGCTCACTACACTTGGGCAACAAAAACACAAGTAACAGCAACACCAAGTACAAATTTACCTAATCCTTATTCTGTATCTGCACCAGCTTCAGTTACATTATCCGATGAAATGGTAGAATATTCAGATGGAGTGGTTATTACTCGTTTAAATGTTTTAGTTGGAGCAAGTACAGATTTATTTGTTCAGTATTATCAAGTGGAAACTAAATTAAGCACAGAATCAGATTATAAAATTATAGGAAAAGGAACTCAATTAAATTATCATCAATTAAATGTTATAGATGATAAAACCTATGACGTAAGGGTAAAAGCAATTAATGCTTTGGGTGTCAGTTCTACTTATACTTCTGGAAGTAGAAAAATAGTAGGAGCGACAGAAACACCCAACGATGTTACAGACCTATCAGTTAGTATGGTTGGCTCAAATCAAATGGAATTAACTTGGACACCTGTTTCAGATTTAGATATTTCTTGGTATGAAATTCGTTATCAAAATGTAACAAGCGGTGCGACTTGGAATCAAAGTACACCTTTGACTAAAGTTACAAGAAGAAAATCTGATAGTGTAACTGTTAATGCAAAAACAGGAGCCTTTCTTATCAAGGCAGTAGATAAATTAAATAATAGTAGTGCTTCGGAATCTATTGTATATAGTAATATTTCAGGATTACAGGCATATACTACTGTGGCAACTTATAGTGAATAAATATGGCAACTTTTTCAGGAACATTAGATACAAATATTTCTCATAATTACGATAACCAAAGTCGTTTAGTTTTAATATTAGATACGATTACTGATTTTGAAGATACTGTTGGAAACTTTGATTCTCCATCAGGAAATTTTGATTTAGGTGGAACTGATGTTACTTCTAATCCTAATTATTATACTGCTAATATAAATTCATCAGGCTATTATACTTTTGCAAATACTTTAACTCTTGATGCTATTTATGATGCGACTTTTGTTATAGATGCTGGAATGAGTACAGAAGATGAATATGATCTCTTTGATTCTGGACGTGGTGCATCATTTTTTGAGGACGCAAAATCGCCATTTGATGGAAGTGCAGAAGTACATTGTGGATCAGAAATTCAAATAGGTTCTTCAAATAGCAGTTTAAATGATATATCTACCTATCAAAAAATCGCACAGCAAGGTACAATCAAAGGTAGATATTTTAAATTTAGATGTAAATTAACTAATGACGATAATAAAACAAAACCAAAGGTTCATTCTTTAAGTTTTACACTAGCTTTAGAAAAAAGAACATTATCCGATCAAAATATTTCTTCAGGAACAGGCACAAAAGCGATTACTTTTGCCAATTCCTTTTATGCAATACCTAGTATTGGAATCAGTGCTCAAGGTCTTGCAACTGGTGACTATTATGCTATAACATCAAAAAGTAAAACAGGATTTACAATACAATTTTTTAATAGTAGTGGGTCAGGTATAAGTAAAACATTTGATTGGCAAGCCGTAGGATATGGCTTGAAATCTTCTAGTTAAAGAGGTAAAAAGAAAATATGAGTTCAGTTTCAGATTATACATTAGACAATCAGGGTTTCAGTGCGTTTCGTACTGAACTTAATAATATTTTAGCGGCAGTTAATACATTAAATTCTGCTTCTTCTGCACCAGATTCAAAAGTAGCTGGAAGTTTATGGCTGGACACAACTTCTGCGGCTTCACCAACATTAAAATATTATGATGGTTCAGATTGGATTTCACTTTGTACTCTTAACCATTCAGCAAATACTGTTAATTGGTTAGATTCAACAGTTTCAATTACAGGACTTTCAACTTCTGCAACAGGAACAGTTTTAACTTTAGCTGATGCAACAGTTACTTTAAGTCCATCAACTTATGTAAGAGTAGATGGTGGAGCAACACAAGCTGGAGAAGTTAGATTATATGAAGATTCAGATGATGGTAGTAATTATGTTGGATTCAAAGCACCCAACGTAGGAACTTCATATACTTTAACTTTACCAACTGCGACTGGAAGTGCAAATCAAGTTTTAGCAACAAATGGTAGTAGTGTTTTAAGTTGGGCGGATAATGAAGACCCAACTGCACTTGCAATCGCATTAGGATAAGGATAAAAGGAAAATAGGAGAAAAAAAATAAATGGCAAACACATTCAAAGTAGTAACCTTTGCGGCAGAACCAGCTAGTGCTGGAACAGCTTATACTATGTACACAGTAGCTGGAAGCACCACTACTGTTATTCTTGGTTTAGTTCTTTCCAACATTCACTCATCAGCAGTTACAGTTGAAGTAGAACTACATAGTGATACAGCAAATAGAGGTGGAGCAAACAATGTTACCAATGGAATATCTTATTTAGTTAAGGACGTTACAATTCCTGCTGGAAGTTCTTTGGAACTTTTATCAGGTGGTAAAGTTGTTATGGAAACAACTGACGTACTTAAAATAGATTGTTCTGTGGCTGACAAAGTTTCAGGTACACTTTCCATAATGGAAATAACATAATAGGAGAACACATTGGCTTATATTGGTAAATCTCCAGCAAAAGCACCATTAACATCTAGTGACGTAGCAGATGATATAATTACATTAGCAAAAATGGCTGCTGGTACAGATGGAAATATTATTACTTATGATGCGTCAGGAAATCCTGCGGTAGTAGCAACAGGAAACGATGGACAAGTTTTAACATCAACAGGAGCAGGATCACCTCCAGCTTTTGAAGCGGCAGCTGGTGGAGCTTGGACTTTTATTCAAGCACAAACTGCAAGTGATTCATCTTATTTAGAATGGACAACTTCACAAATTACTAGCACTTACGATATTTATAAACTATTTGCTTACAATGTTCATTCTGCAACTGATAGTTCACATCATTATTTACAAGTTGATGTTGGTGCAGGTTATGTAACTTCAAATTATAAATATGCGGCAGCACAAGCTACTTATGGTGGAGGAGTTAATGCTGTGGGTTCTTCTAGTGATAGTTTTATAAAACTAACTAGAGATAGCACAGGAAATGCAACTGGAGAAAATGCAAATTATGAAATTATTATTTGGGATCCTTTAGCAACTGACAACTGGAAAATGATTAGCACTCATGGAGCAGTTAGTAACCAAGATGGAGAGGTTGTAGAATATTTTGGTGCTGGTGGTTATTTTTCTGGTCAAGCCGCATTGAGTAAAATTAAATTTTATGCTTCATCTGGAAATATAACAAGTGGAGATTTTTATTTTTACGGATTAAATAAATCATAGGAAAATTATGGGAACAAAAGTATCAAATGGAATAAGTGTTGAATTAACAGCAGAAGAACAGACTGCACACGAAACAGCACAAGCAACTGCACAAGCGGCTATACAAACTGAAAAAGATGCTAAAGCAACAATAGAAACAAACAAAGCATCAGGTAAAGCAAAACTAAAAGCTGGAGAAGCATTAAATGATGCAGAACTTTCAGCATTATTTGGAGATTAATTTATGGCATATATAGGAAAAGAACCAATAGTAGGAAACTTTCAAAAGTGTGATGCAATTAGTGTAGTTAATGGACAAGCAGCTTACACATTACAAGTTAGTTCTACAAATGTAGTTCCTGAAAGTGCAAATCATATGTTGGTTTCACTTAATGGAATTTTACAAGCACCCGTTACTTCATTTACAGTATCAGGTTCCACTCTCACCTTTGCATCAAATTTAGCAACAGGCGATGTTATAGATTTTGTAATCTTGTTAGGTAATGTTTTAGATTTAGGAGTACCTAGTGATGATACAGTAGGTGCGGCACAAATTAAAGATGATCTTATTTCAGGAACAACTGCTTTAGCAAGTGAACCAGCCGATACTGATGAGTTCTTGGTTTCAGATGCTGGAACATTAAAAAGAATTGATTACAGTTTAATTAAAGCTAGTAGTGTTTGGACTAAAATAAAAACACAAACTATAACATCATCAACAGCAGATATGAACTTTATTGATGGTTCAAGTGATGTTGTATTTGATTCCACATATAAAATGTATGTTTGTATTTTAAATGAGTGGCGACCAGTTACAGATGGAACTGCATTAAAAGTTCAAATTACAACTGATGGGGGTTCTTCTTATGAAACATCTGGTTATGTTACTGCCGCAAATGAAGTTTATCACGGGGGTTCTGCTACTTCTGCCGATACAATTAATACGGACAGTGATAGTATGTTATCTTCACACGACTTTGGAAATGCTTCATCTGAATTAGGAGCCGCTACTATATGGTTTCCAAATCCATCTAATTCTTCTTCACTTCCATATTGTTATTATCAGTGTATGGATACTAAAAGTAATCAAAATTATATAAGACCAACAGTAGGTGGTGGAAGATATGATACAGCAACTGCTTATAATGGTTTTAAATTAAAATTTGCAAGTGGAAATATTAATGAAGGCATAGCAACTTTATATGGATTAACAACATAGGATAAATTATGGCAAGATTTCATTTAACAAACGGAAAACGAATACAATTTACACCTGAAGAAGAAGCGGCTAGAGATGCAGAAGAAGCACAAGCGGCTATTGATAAACAAGCTAAAATAGATGCACAAACAAAAAATACAAATGATAAAGCATCAGGAAAACAAAAACTCAAAGACTTGGGTTTAAACGATGATGAAATAAAAGCATTAACAGGAGCTTAATCAATGGCAATCAAAGTAGCCAATAACCAATCAATGACTGGGATTACAGCTTTACCATCAGCAATTAGTGGTGGTGCTTGGACTTTACTTTCTACACAAACCGCTTCATCAAGTGCAACATTAAGTTTTACATCAGGTTTGGATAGTACCTATGATGTGTATTGTTTTAGGTTTTATAATCTTCACCCAGCTTCAGATGGTGCAAGATTACACTTTCAAGGTAATGCTGATGGTGGTAGTGGTTATAATGAAACTATTACGAGTACAAATTTTATAGCTTATCATTTTGAAAGCGGTTCTTCTTCTGCATTAAGTTATGGTGCTGCTGGTGATTTAGCACAAGGAACAGGATTTCAAAGAATAAGTCAAAATGTTGGAAATGATGCTGATCAATGTGTTAGTGGTTATTTATATTTGTTTGACCCATCATCTACAACTTTTGTAAAACATTTTGTGGCAACAAGTAATACTATTGCCGATGATGATGGACCAGTAGAGTCATTTGTTAGTGGATATTTTAATACCACAAGTGCAATTGATGAAATTCAGTTTAAAATGGATTCAGGAAACATAGACGCAGGAGTTATAAAATTATATGGCATTAGTTAAATATAATAATAATTCTATATCAGCTATTACAACTGCTGGAACTTTATCAAGTGGTGCTATGACTTTAATTAAAACAGTCACCGCATCTTCAAGTTCTACGATTAGCTTTGTTGATGGAAGTTCAGATGTGGATTTAGACGCAACCTATCCGATTTATAAATTTGAATTTATTAATATTCACCCACAAACTAATGATGTGGAATTTGGATTTAACGGAAGTACCGATACAGGTTCTAATTATAATGTTACAAAAACAACAACAGTATTTAATGCGTATCATAATGAGGGAGGTAGTGCCTCTGATTTAGGATATAGAACTGGCGAAGATTTAGCACAAAGCACAGCCGTACAAAGGTTTCAAATAGATTATGGTGCAGATGCCGATCAGGTTGGTTGTGGTTATTTATATCTTTTCAATCCATCAAGTACAACATATGTAAAACACTTTTTAAGTCGAACAACAAATTATCACGCAGGTGATTATGCAATAGATTGTTATGTTGCTGGATATTTTAATACGACAAGTGCTGTCGATGCAATTCAATTTTCAATGAGTTCTGGAAACATAGACGCAGGAAAAATCAAACTTTATGGATTAAAGGATAGCTAATGGATAACATAATCAAATCGGAGATTTGCTAATGGCTTTAGTAAAATTAAATAATAGAGGAGTAAGATCGGTAACTGATTTTGGTGGAACAACATCTTTAGGTTCTTATACTTTTATTAAAAAACTAACAGCTTCTAGTTCTGCAACTTTATCTTTTGTTGATGGAACAAGCGATGTAGTTCTGGATAATACTTACAAGGAATACTTATTTACTTTTAATAATATACATCCAGCGAGTGATTCTCTTTTAACTTTTCAAACATCAACAGATGGCGGTAGTTCTTATGGAGTTACAGCAACATCAACATTTTTTTATGCTTATCACAATGAAGCGGGTTCAGATGCTGGTGTGGGTTATCATGCAAGTAGAGATTTAGCACAAAGCACAAGTTTTCAAGCTCTTACAGGAGATAATATGGATAGTGGTGGTGCAGATAGTTCAGCATCAGGATATTTGTACTTATTCGATCCAAGTTCTACTACATTTGTTAAACATTTTATTGCTAATACAAATCATGTTGAAACTACACCTTATACAGAAAACAATTTTAATGCTGGATATTTTAACACTACATCTGCAATAGATGCGATACAATTTAAAATGTCGTCAGGAAACATAGATGCTGGAGATATTTGCCTTTATGGCATAGCTTGATAAACTTTAAAAAAAGGAGTATAGATAAAAAATTATGGCAAGACATCATTTAATAAATGGAAATGTAGTACCTTTTACACCTGAAGAGGAAGCGGCTAGAGATGCTGAAGAACAGGCTTTTGCTGATGGTGCATTTGATCGTGCTATTGCAGATTTAAGAAGTAAAAGAAATAAACTTTTAGCTGAAACAGATTTTTATGCTTTATCCGATGTAACAATGTCAGAAGATATGACTACTTACAGACAAGACCTGCGTGATCTTCCTGATGGCTTAACTACTGTGGAAGAAGTTAATAATGTTACCTATCCAACTAAACCTTGATTAAAAAACTTTTAAGGGAGTTTTAAATGCAACTTTCAAAACATTTCAAATTAAAAGAATTTACTAAGTCACAAATTGCGGCTAGGAATGGAATTAATAATACTCCTCATAGTGGAGATGTTAAAAATTTGGAAAATTTATGCTATGAAATACTAGAACCAGTAAGAGCAAAGTTTGATAAACCTGTTATCATTAATAGTGGTTTTAGATGTTTAGAAGTAAATCGTTTATTAGGCTCATCAGATTCAAGTCAGCATACTAAAGGACAAGCTGTTGATTTTGAAATAGCTGGAGTTGCAAATATTCAAGTGGCTTATTGGGTTCAAGCTAATTGCGATTTTGACCAACTCATCTTGGAATTTTATAAACCAGATGATGGACAAGCTGGGTGGGTACATGTGAGTTACAATGAAAAAAGTGCAAACAGAAAACAAGTTTTAACTTTTGATGGGAAGTCTTATTCTAATGGACTGCCTGAAATGAAATGGAAGAAAGGAGAAGTTGTAGAATAATATGTTTTTAAAAGGACTGGAATTTTTAAACAATTTATTTAAAAATTTAATTATGCCAAAAAGCAAATATACAAAACTGAAAAAGAAATCAGGACGATCTGGAAAAGGAAAGTCTTACACTTATAAGAAGAAACGTTCCAAGAAGTAGTACAACTATTGCAATATTAATCAATAAGTTGTATTAATTCTTATGTCTTATAAGAGAATACTTGTGATAAGTGATATGCACTTACCTTATCAACACAAGGACGCAATACGATTTTTAAAAGAAATAAAAAAAGAATTTAAGCCTGACTTTGTTGTTAATATTGGCGACTTGTTAGATTTTCACGCAATCAATATGCACACCCACGACCCTGATCTATATTCTGCTGGAATGGAATTAGATCGTTCAAAAGAATACATAAAAGAAATTGAAAGTATTTATCCAGAAGTTACAGAAGTAGATTCAAACCATTCAAGTTTAGTTTATAGACGAGCATTAAAATATGGAATGTCAAAACAATTCTTGAAACCTTATGGGGAATTTCTAGGAACTAGAAAATGGAAGTGGGTTGATGATTTAACTTTAACAATGTCCAATGGACAAAGATGTTTTTTTACTCACGGAAGAAGTGCAGATGTTTTAAAAGTATCTCAAACTATGGGTATGTCAGCAGTACAAGGACACTATCATACAAAGTTCTTAATAAGCTATTGGGCAAATCCTGATAATCTATTCTTTGCTATGAATGTAGGTTGTATGATTAACCAAAAAAGTATGGCTTTTAATTATGCAAAAAATTTCAAAACACGATTTATTCTTGGTTGCGGAATCATTATAAATGGTGTACCAAGATTACTCCCAATGGTACTCAATAATCAAGGAAAATGGATAAATAAGATAGTATGACAAATAAACCCACAGAAAAGAATAATAAGCTAAAATCTGCCCTTTTAAAGAGCCATAGAGCCACACAGACAAGCGATTCAGCCTTTTCCGAGCAGGTGGGTGGGGATTGGTATAAGAAACTCAAAATACAACCTTTAGACTATTGTATGGATAATAATTTTAATGCTTGTCAAGCTAAAGTGATTAAATATATATCAAGATATAATCTAAAACATAAAGCAATAAAAGATCAGGTTAAGGATTTAGAAAAAGGAAAACATTGTATAGATATGTTAATAGAAAAAATAAAGGAGAAATAATATGTGGTTTAGTGCAATTAAAATGGCTGTAAGTGCTGGAAGTCATATTTACAAAAAACGTCAAGAAACTAAAATGCGTATGGCAGATGCACAATATCTCCACGCAGAAAAAATGGCAAAAGGTGAAGAAGCATATCAAGGAAAACTTTTAGAAGCTAGACAGAACGATTACAAAGACGAAATAGTCCTTTTAATTTTAACACTTCCAATTTTGGTACTCGCTTATGGGGTGTGGTCAGATGATGAACAAGCTATGGAAAAAATTAATTTATTCTTTGAACATTTCCAAGCTCTTCCATCTTGGTTCACTAATTTGTGGATTTTAGTTTGTGCTAGTATTTTTGGCATAAAAGGAACTCAAATATTCAGAAACGGAAAAAAGTAATACACTTTTAGTTTCATTTAAGGTAATAAGAATCTATGAGTGATATAGATGCAGTTATTACAAATTTAGAAATGCAAATAGAATCAAGATATGTTCCTTATGGACATTTTGTTTCTTTAAGATTTGTAGATATAAAACCTACTTTTCCAAAAGTAAAAAAGACTATTGAAGAAATTAAAAAGAATGATGATCTTTTAATTATTGATTACAAATATAATTTTAAGGAAATTGATGATAAGACAGATTTGTCTTATTTAGAATTGACAAGGCATTAAATATGTGGGGATTGCTCCCCACACACACTATTAATTTTTAGTTAATTTAGATATGGCTAATTCATTAATAGATTTTTGTTTTAAGGCTTCGCAATAACTATGAGCATTTTTGGCTTCTATTTTACAAACTAGATGCCATTTTTTTCTACTAGAAAGTTCTTGTTTAACTTTCTTATATCGTTCATCGTTAGTTGCTTTCACTTTAGCTTGTGCAACAGAAGCATTTGCATTAGTCTGCTTTTCATTTACTACATAATCAAAAACTTCCTGAACTTGATCTTTGGCTTCATCATAAGCTATCTCTGCATCAATACTTCTTTTATCTAAAGTATCAAGGTAAGCTAGAATATGATTTGGATCAAAATCTAGTGGACGTTTTTTAATATACATAGGTAATGAATCTTGTTCTGCCATTAGCTATTGTGATCGTCCTCGTATTTTTCTGGAGAAAAATCAGTTGGGTCAGGTGCAGGACTATTATTCCAATCCTTTTCTGACTGTGGCAACTGATCGTCCATTTCATCACGAGGTTGTTGTGGTCTATTAAATTGAGGATTTGTTTTTGTCTTATCGTAATAAGGAAACAATTTCCAACAATTAAACTTTATATCCCAAAACCCTTTTAAAACTAGATTTTGGTTATTAAGCTTAACAACTAAAATTAAACCATCTTTTTTGGTTTTAGTGAGTTTAGCTGTTCCACCATTACTATCCTTTGAATTACCATAATTCTTTCTAGGATAGTTATTGTACTGTGCTTTATTATATTGCATCAGATTCTCCTTTTGGTTATTTGTATTCACTCTCTGCTAGTTGCTCTGATATATACTTTGCACCTAGAAAAGCATTGAATACTTTTTTGTTAAGTGGCATAGGAGCAATTTCAGGTTTCTTATCTGTCTTTCCTAATCTTAAACAGAAAGCATCAGATATTTTATTGCCTGTTTCTTCCTCATATGCGAATTTATATGCGTTGGCTTGTAAAACATAACCAAACGATATAAAATTACTTGTTTTAATATCAATCAAAACAAGTTTTCCTGACTTATCTTTTACAATAAGGTCAAGAGTTCCTACAAAGTTATGTTTTTTGCTAAAGAGTTTTTTCTCTATCTCTATAACTTCATAACCTTGTTCATTCCACCAATCTAAAAACATATTCCAACAGTTAATCACTTTTGGATCAGATTGAGTAGGAATTTCTTTTTTATGGATAAAGTCTTCAATAAGACCGTGTACCACACTTCCAATTAAAGCACCATCTTCTTTAAGATTATTTGTTTTAGACCTTGCTTCTTTAAACATTCTTTCTAACCCAGCACGATCTATTGGCTCTTTATTGTCAAGTTTAGAATTAATTAAATCCTTAAACTTATACATTGGTGTGTTTATCATCCATTTTAATAGATTAGGTTTAATAAGACCACGATCAATAATTGTTGTGGCAGAAATCACTTCTTTACCATCAACATAATATCTGTGTTCATCTTCATTAAAACTAACTATCGTTTCTTCCTTGTACTTTAGTGGATATTTTTTCCACATCGTTTTCTCCTTTCCAATTAAACCGATCTGCTAAAAAATTTATGTCATAATCATAATATTTAATAAGACATAACATTCTAGCCACATCAGTTTTGATTCCTCTTTCAAATTTATATAAATCATAAATTGAAGAAAAGAATCGTTTGTTTTTATCTACAACTTTTTCAGCTGTAAGATTTTTCTCAAGTCTAATTTCTTTAAACTTGATACCCACCATCTTATTTAAAAGTCTTGCTTGGGGTTTCATTTGAAACTCTGCCAACATACCTCTTAAAAGATAGTGGGATTTTGTTTGCTTATCCATCATAATTATCCCTTTCTGTTAATTGAGAACTGAATGTCCACGATTAACTAAACACTTTTTATAAATGGATTCGTGTTGTGTTTCTGCAGTAGGACTTTCTACCCAAAAGATAATTGAGCCTATGAAAGAACTATTTGAATCAGCAACCATTTTACAATGCTGAATATCATTAGTTATTTCTTTAGCTTTATCTTCATTGAAAGTACCACTACGACCAGCAGTATCTATAACAGGGTTATAGGCACAGCTAGTCAGAAGAAACATTAGTAGTATTAGCTTCCGCATTTTTACCTCTTTCTAGTTTGTACTCTTTTTTATTTTTAGCATTACTATTAGTAACACTAAAATGTTCATCAATGTATCTATCGTGCAAGTGAGTACCTTTCCTTGCAATTTTTCTATTTATAGCATTGATGCGTTTATCTTGCCAAGTTGTCATTTGTCCACCTTCTTAATAGAATATTTTATTAAGCTAGTTTTAGGATCAAATTCCAATTTATTACAACCTGACACCACTATAAAAACTATAGCTATTGCGATTGTCCACATTATTTTTTCTTTAATGTTTTCTCGCCAAGCTATATTTTTACATTCCTTACAATCATAACGATGTTCTAAATAACCATTACGATTGCTAAAGTAAGTATGCTTCATAACATCTCCTTTTTTTTAGCTGACATCATCAGTATTTAGGAACAACCCTAAATAGACAAGGGGAATTGAATCCCCTTGTTTCGTCTATTTATTATTTTTTAAACGATAAGTTAAAATCCTATCATTTTCGTGCTTGATACCAGTTTTAATATCTTCTAAACTTTCAACAATAGCTGTTAATTGTTCTTCAAGATATTTTGCTGAGCCTAAAGTATTAGCTTCAACATCTTCTTTACTGGGTATCAAATCTTTTATTCTTTTGATTTGATTTTCAAGACCACGTTCTTCTACTAACATTTGTTGAGGATCAAACATACTACCTCAACCTTACAGCATTAGGATTATGGGCGAAGATAATTAATCCACCAAGTTCTTGTAAGAACCTTGTTCTATCATCTGACCTATCATCACTATTAGCCACATTAGTAATTGCATTAGCAAAGTCATATTTGCTAGTTGTAAAAGTATCTCCAACATAATGCTCTAACCTTTCAAAGATTTCTTTTCTTTCATAATCAGTTATGCCATGTTTTTTGGTAACTTCTACAATTTTATGAGAAGTAATTTTCTCATTTGTAGCATCTTTTAACTTTTGTAAGTTCTCTTGAAAAACTTCAGGATTGCTTACAAGTTCTATTTGCTTTTGCATTTTATCAATAATTGAAACCCATTGAGTATCTTTCTCTGGGTCAATTACGATTTTACCAACATGCCTTGTAAAGAAACGATTTAAGTATCTTGGTGCAACCATTCCATTAGTACAAACCAATCTATAAATAAATGGTTGTATTAATAAACCACCATTACCAATTTCAGAATTAGTAATAGTTATTCCACCTTGAACTATATCGTCCTTTTGAACCTCGCCCTCTAATTTTGGTAAAGTTGCAGTAACATTTAATCTATCCCCATCATAATGAGAATATTTAAACTCTGCTCCTAAATCCATAATTTTATTTAAGGCTGGATTCAAAACGTGATGTGCATCTATCATCTTATAACGATTAGATAATATTGCTCTCACATATTTTGACTTGTCAAAGTTTTCGTAAGTTCTTAACATTAGATTTCTCTCTTTATTATGATCAATCCAAAAATTAAGATTTTCAGCAACTAACCTTTGACTCACAGGCAAACATTTATTTATATAAAGTGTGCCTATTTCTAACCGACCACATAATTGATTTAACGAGTGATCTGTTAGTTGAGGTGTTCCATCATATCCTAAAACTTTTAGTTCTGGAAAAGATTTAACACCCTCTTGTACTCTTAATGCTTTTAAATTAACAACGAAGTCTTTTTTATAATTTGCATCGTCATTAACTTTTTGAAGCATCTCTTTTATATTATGACCTTTTTTCATAATATTCCTCCTAGTTATAATTAATGGTACTGCCATCATCAGTATCTATCAACCACGATAGATAGACTAGCGAAAAATGATTCGCTAGTTTCGGCTTTATAAAACTAATTGATTTCCAACTCTTGCTTTTGATTGAATAGAAAATTTTACTATACCAAAATAAGAACTATTCATTTCTAAACTTTTACCAACATTTAAATCCCAAACAAAATTAGCACATTCGTCTGGACAATCAAAATTAAATGTAGTTTCTATATAGTTTTCAAAATCTCCAACATTGTCAAAAGATTTTGTTTCTAATTTATTATTGTATCTTATATTTATTCTTCTCATTGTACCTCTCTAGTTTATTTGATAGGACTGCCATCTTCAGTTATTATCCATCACGATAATAAGACAAATTAAAATTTGTTTCGGCTTATACAAACTTCATCGTTAGGAATTAACCTTAACTCTGCGAGGACTTCCAAGTGTTAAGAAACTAATGTAGTATTGCAAGGCAAAAGCCGACTACAAGCATCAGGGCATAAAACCGCACTTGGCTCTGAATTGGTTTTTATGAGTTTAGAGAAAAGTACCAATTAAACATATTCTAGTTAACCTTAACCTTAAATAATTCTGCAGAAATGGCAAATAATAAAAAAGGAGCAAAATATGACCTTTTTAGCAAAAAATATGACCTTTAGCAAAAAATGAGTAAAAAAGCTAAATTATTTCAAATCAAAAATACAATTTATAATTTATAAGAATAAAATAGACAAATATGAATAAATTGGTTAATAACAAAATTGAGATACTTTTTTTTCTTCTACGAATCATAAAGTCATCTCCCTTTCTAGTTAAAAATGTGTGGCGAGTTCAACCAATTTCTCGCCACGCAGAAACAATCAACATAGGAGTAATACAATGACAACTACATCAAGTAGTTTTAATCTTTCTGTTGGTCAAAAAATTAGACAGAAAAGGTTAGAGCAAAAATTAACACAAGGACAACTAGCTGATAAATGTGGAATTACGTTTCAGCAAATTCAAAAATACGAAAAAGGAACAAACGGTTGTTCTGCTTTTAGAATAAAAGAAATAGCAGATCATTTAAAAGTCAATGTGATTTATTTTTTTGACTATCTTCCAATAGTAGAAAAGGAGAATCAAAATGATTAAAGTAAAAGTAGATAAAGTTTGGTTAGGTAAGGTAAGTGTAAGAGATTACATTTATAAAAAAGCATTAAGGAAAAAAGATTCTTTAGGCATAGTTCACGGAACAGAATTTATGATTATTCCTTATGGTCAATTAAAGAAAGCTAGAGAATATACCGACCAAAACTTCCAATCTAAATTTAATTCTAAAACATATCGTTTAATAGATTTTAATTGGAAGCCATACAAAGAACCAAATCCAAATCAAGAAAGGTTAATATGAAAAAAATAAAGAAAAAAGATATAAGTAATTGTCCAGATTGTGATGATGAAGATTCAGAAAGTGGTGTATATTTATTTCACAATACAAAACATAATTTACATTTATTTATAAATGCAAATACTTTTGGTGAAGCTATGAATAAATTTGATTTATGTAGTTTTGGAGATAGACCAAGCTGGAAAATCTTTTTAGAATGTGGACAACAACCAGATAATGCACCGAAAGGAAAAAAATGAGTGAAAATCATTTAGATATTCCTAATACTGATATAACTCAACAAGCTACACCTGAAGAACATTATTTTTCTAAATCAAAAAATCAATGGCTTATGGTTTCCGATATGTCAGATATGCATGTAAGGAGAGCATTTAAAAGATTACTGCGTATGATTAGATTAGAACAATTAATAGAAGTTGATAATGTTTCTAATCAAACAATTACAAAAGTTAAAATTTCTGAAGAATTAAACAGTATGAAAAAACATATT